TTAACAAATCCCTTTTTAACTCGTTCCGCATACTGACATCCCGGGGCATACAGGAAAGATACCTCAAGGCATGTGAACGAAGAAAGTTTGTAGAGGTTGACCAGAAATATTTATTGGTTGATCCACAAAATTTCAAAAATATCCATGTGCTTACTTCGAGTACGCATTCAAAAGATAAATGTATACATGATGTCAACATCTCAAACGGAAATGTCTACATTTCAAAGAAAAATGACAACGTTTTTCCACAAAGTAAAGTAAAGGAAAGTAAAGTAAAGGAAAGTAAAGGAGAGGTAATAGATAAACAAATATCTATTACCGAAACATCCTCCGCAAATATGAAGAAATTGCAGAATGAATTTATTCAACTAGCAGGAGGTATGAGTACCATCCAGTATGTGAAACTAAAAGAACTCTTACAGCTGCATCCACTTGACCGTGTATTAGAAGCGATTCATATTGCGAAAGATCGTGATAAACGGAAATTGTCTTATGTAGAAGGAATCCTAAGGAGTTGGGAGAGAGATGGTTACGACGGAGATCAGAAATCCGAAACAGTCAATAATGGAACTGATAGGGCAGATGCAAAAGAATGCAGAAGAAACTGGTCAGATATCCCAGAATCCCTCTGATAGACGGAAAGAGCAGGATTCATATCATAAAATGCTCAGTGCCCATGGTATTCATAGACGGTTTTGGGATTGCACATTTGAGTCTATGGAACAGAGTGAAATTCCAGAACAGTGCCGGAGAAATTTTATTCATGCCAGAGATTATGCCAACCGATTTGCAGAATATAAATCCAAAGGTATTGGAATCTTGATGATGGGACCGGTGGGAGTGATAAAAACATCTCTTTCTGTAGCTATTGCCCAGGCGGTTCTGAAGCAAAAATACAGTGTTCAATTTATTCCTATGGCAGAATTGTTGGATCAGATACTCACCATGACACGGAAAAAAGATCCGTCTGAATTTCTGCAGTTTGAAGAAAGGCTCCGTTCAACAAGTCTGCTGATCATTGATGATCTGGGCGCTGAGTATAAACAAAACTGGATTACCAATAAAGTGGATGCCATTATCACAGCCCGGTATAACCGGATGCTGCCTATGATTGTAACGACTAATTTAAAGCCGGATGAATTACTGGGACGTTACCAGGAACGGGTTTATGATCGCTTGAAAGGGGCATCTCTTGTCATGAAATATGAAGGAGACAGCCTCCGCACAGCGCCAATACCTAAATGAAAGGGTGTTTCTATGGGGAAAATGCAGCGGGAAAAAGGAAAACGCGGGGAACGGATGTGGGCACGGAAATGCCGTGAATATGGCTATGAAGTCAGAAGAACCTCTCAATACTGCGGACAGACGGGAGATGCAGCTGATTGTGTTGGAATTCCCGGCATACATCAGGAAGTGAAATTTGTTGAAAGGCTGAATATACAAGATGCGATGGATCAGGCTATCAGAGATGCAAGAAACGAAGGAAAAGGGAATATCCCTATTGTGGCTCACAAGCGAAGTGATTGTGAATGGCTGATTACTATGCGAGCTGATGACTGGTTTGTGATTTTAAGAGAATGGGAATCTGGAATGATATTAAATGATAAGGAGTGAAGAAATGACCGAAACTGATATACAGTGGATCATTGCTGATAATTATGGATTCAAGAATGTAGTAATCCCAAATGTCACACTGCAAGGGAAAGCGGATCCACGAAATGAACCGCTATTTCCTTATGTTAACTATGAAGCTGATTTGGTCTGGATAACCCAAGCTGGATATCTCACAGAAGTGGAAATAAAAATTTCTTTTTCTGATTTCATGGAGGATTTCAAGAAGAAGGCCTATCACAGTAACAAATCGGTAAGGAATTTCTATTATGCATTCTCAGAAGAACTTTTTAAAACAAAGCAAAATGATATCATGGGCCAACTGATGAAAGAAGCGCTTGATTGCGGAGTGATGGTAGTATCTGCTAGACATGGTGTGAAACTTATTGTGAAGCCTGTGCCAAGGGAAAAGGCACTGAAATTGACCACACCAGAAATGTTTAATCTGATGCGTGTCGGGTGCATGAAATGGTGGACAAGGGGGCATACTTATGAGTTGCGGAAATAATATAAAATCATCAATAAATATGAGACATGACATGGTGAACCACCCGGACCACTATTGCTACGGCGGGATTGAAACCATAGATTATATCAAAGCTAAGTTGTCTCAGGATGAGTATGGCGGATACTTAAAGGGATCCGTCATCAAATATCTGTCCAGGGCCGGCCACAAAGGAGACGAAAAAGAAGATCTTGAAAAAGCCAGATGGTATCTTGATAGGATGATTCATGATGCTGTGGGCGGCAGGAGGGATGGAAAGCGGAAAGGGGAATGTAAATGAAATCTCACAAAGTATTTGCATCAAGAAAAATTCTTGCATATGTCGGTAAAATCCCTATAGATTTTGGGGATGAAGCCAATGGGAAAGAGCGGTATATCAGCGTACGTATTCACATTAACTCGGGAGAAGAGTGGGACGCAGAGAAAGACCGTGAACAGAGTGTATTAGTGACATTGCACCGAGGGGGAGTTCAAATCATCATGCAGGAAGATATCGTTAAAAAATGTTTTCGGAAACGAAAGGAAGAATTATGCGAAAGGACGGTATGAAACGGAGTATAACAGCGAATCCGGATCCTACATATAGAGAGGCAGCGGCTAATATCAAAAAAGAAGCCCGGGCAGTGGAGCGAGAACGACTGGCAGCGGAACAGAAAAAGCGGGGGCTGAAAGCCGTTCGTGTTATTTTGGCAGCCAAACATATGCTGAAAAATCATGGATTTGAATTTGTAGGGAAAGTAATGATTAGAGACCAGACATCTGGAAAGGAATATAAGGAAGGAGGGATTCGATGAAAAGGACTGCTGAAGAACGGGAGAAAATAGATCAGACAAAGAAATATCTCTCTCAGGCTTATATGCTTTCGGAAAGGATTGAAACGCTTAAAACAGATCTGGCCAAGGCGGTGCAGCCGTTGTCAGGGATATCTTATGAGTCGGAACCTGTCAGCTCTTCAAATATTAGTGATCTTGCGGATCGTGTAGATAAGGAAGATTCCACACAGCTGAAATTGCATGCTAAAATAACAGAGCTGGAAACGACGCTAAACCGGATCCGTGATCAAATTAATGGAATGGAAGACAATACCCAGGCGACACTTTTATATAAGCGTTATGTGCTTATGGAGGATTGGGTGACAATCAATATTGAGATGCAAAAAGTAGCTTGGAGAAATATGTTTCGAGTTCATGATGCGGCATTAATATACTTTTTTGAAAAATATTTAGGGAAAATGTCATTAAATGTCACTAGATGTCAATGAATGACACTTGCATGCATTAAAAATTTTGTTTATGATAAAATCAAGAAAGTATGAAAAGAGCCGCCCGATTGGGCGGCTCTTGTGATATGATGATGTCATAGGAGGCGATATCATGGCTGGGGATTCAAAAGCGCAGGATGTTAAAAACGTATATAAAAAATTTGATAAAGATGAACTCTTGGAAGTACATAAAGGTAGTGTTGACTCGTCTAATGCTATGTCTGAATTATTAAATACTATAGTAGGGAAATGTTTTTCTACAATGTTTTATTTAAATGGTGGTGCGTCTGTTGCTGTTTTAGCTTTTATTGGGACAGCTATGAAAGAAGATAGAATACAGGTCAACGAAATAAAATATGCATTAACTTGTTTTGCAATAGGTACATTGATGGTCGCTATTTGTACGATGTCTTCATATTTGGCGCAATTTTATTATTGCGAAGAACAATATATTGAACAAGATAATTTAGAAAGTATGCTTATTGATAAAATGATATCGTCTAATGGGATCAATGTTTTCACAAAAGACATGATACCGAATAGCGAACAAACAAAATGTCAAAAACACGGGAATTTTTTAAGAATATTAGCCATATGTTCCGGAATTCTTTCGGTTATACTTTTTGCTGGAGGTGTTTATTTTTTCAACAATTCCATAGTAGAGGATATTGATCTAGCTAATGGATTGCATGTACAGAAAATTCTCGATATGCAGGAAACTCATAATGTATCAAAATAATTATTGAATGGTTTATCCGATATTCAAGCACTTCTATAACAGAGGTGCTTTTTTCTTGCCAATTTCAAAACAGAACAATAGGGCGGTGGTGAATATGTAAATGACCGATAGAGATCGAGCCTACAATGACTATCTGAAAGGCCTGACATATAAAAATATAGCGAAGAAATACGGAGTTTCAGTGAATACGGTGAAGTCATGGAAACAACGGAACAAATGGCAGAGGGACCAGTCAAAGAAGGGTGCATCCAGATCAAAACGGGGTGCACCCTTTCGCAACGATAATGCAAAGGGACATTTACCCAGTACGCCGCTGCGTAATAACCGGGCGGAAAAACATGGACTCTTTTCAAAATATCTTCCTCCTGAGACGTTGGAAATTGTAGAGGAGATAGAACACCGGTCTCCGTTGGATCTATTGTGGGATAATATCTGCCTGAAATATGCAGCTATTCTGCGGGCACAGAAACTACTTTATGTGCAAGACCGTGACGATCATACAGGGATTCACAACCGGCATGGCAAGTCAGGCGATGGATATGCAGTATTATTTTCCCAGGATAAAGAGGCTGCTTTTTTGTCTGCCCAGTCCCGGGCCATGCAGGTACTTACAGGCATGATTAAACAGTATGAAGAAATGTGCCATTCCGGACTGGCAACGAAGGAACAAAAACTACGGATTAAGAAGATGAAGATGGAGATACGGGGACCGCAGGCAGCGGGTGAAGATGACGGATTAGTGGATGCACTAAAAAAATCAGGAGATCATATTTGGGATGACAATGATAAACAGGATAATGAAGCCGGTGATCCGGTTTGAGAAATTTTCAACAAAACAAATGCAGGTATTCACCTGGTGGTGTAAATCCTCGCCATACAAAGACCATAATGGGATCATAGCAGACGGATCCATCCGTGCAGGGAAAACTGTGTCTATGGCGGTATCCTTTATCATATGGGCCATGGACACCTTTGACCGGCAGAATTTCACCATGTGCGGAAAGACGGTGGGAGCTTTCCGCAGAAATGTGTGGAAATGGCTGAAACCGGTTCTTCTTCTCCATGGATATGGCGTGGAAGAATCAAGGACGGAGAACCTGGCCACCATTCGTAAAGGCAATGCAGAGAATTATTTCTACATTTTCGGAGGACGGGATGAAAGTTCTCAGGATCTGATTCAAGGGATCACTTCGGCCGGTACCTTCCTTGATGAAGTGGCATTGATGCCGGAATCATTTGTGAATCAGGCGACAGGGCGGTGTTCTGTAGAAGGGGCCAAGCTCTGGTTTAACTGCAATCCTGAAAGCCCTCTCCACTGGTTTTTGAAAAACTGGATTGAAAAAGCCACGGACAAGAAGCTGCTCCATCTGCACTTCCTGATGGATGATAACCTGTCATTGTCTGAAGACACCCGGCAGCGGTACCGGTCCATGTACAGCGGAGTATTCTTCCAACGGTTTATTCAGGGATTGTGGGTGATTGCAGAAGGCGCCATCTACAAAGATGCCTGGGACGATGAGTATAACCTGTTTGGAGATGAGAAGTTGGAATGGATTCGGCTGAATAAAGATAGTATGAGGCGGTACATTGCCATTGACTATGGCACAGTCAATCCCATGGTGTTCCTGGATATCTATGATGACGGAGATGTAGCTTGGGTCACCCGGGAATACTATTATGACAGCCGCGCTGTGGGAAAAGAAAAAGATAATTCACAATATGCAGAGGATCTTGAAGAGTTCGTAAAGAGCGGATTCAAGAATCCTCTTTTTATTATCATTGACCCGTCTGCCGCCAGTTTTAAAGTAGAACTGCGGATCCGGGGGATGCGGTCAAAAGAAACACCGGAGACCATTAATGCGGACAACTCAGTACTGGAAGGAATAAGGCATGTATCAACCATGCTGACCAAACGGAAGCTGAAGTTTCATAAAGCGAACTGCCAGAATACCATCAAGGAAATGAAATCCTATGTGTGGGATGATAAGGCACAGCAGAAGAGCGGGAAAGAGAAACCATTAAAAGTCAATGATCACGGACCGGATGCGATTCGGTATTTTGTCAATACGATTATCCCGGTAAGGAGGCTGGCAAATGCATCGTAACAACAATCGAATACGAAACAGGCAGCGGGCATCCTCTGAACCGGTGGTACGGACATCGGTAAGAGATGCCTTTCAAAATGCATTGGCACGGTTGGGAGCGGGAATGCCAAACCTGTTGGAAGGAACTTCCTATCCAATG